ATTACAGATGTTGAACAACTTAAGTTTGATATTGCACAGCAGTTAGATAATATCGACAAAGGTGACAAGGTCATGATTATCATCGATTCAGTTGGTAACTTGGCTTCTAAGAAAGAAACACAAGACGCACTTGATGGTAAATCAGTTGCAGACATGTCTCGTGCAAAAGCTCTTAAATCTTTGTTTCGTATTGTTACACCGCATCTCAATCTTAAAGACATCCCACTTATTGCAGTCAATCACACTTATAAAGAGATTGGTCTGTTCCCGAAAGATGTTGTATCTGGTGGTACAGGTATCTACTATTCAGCAGATGCTATTTGGATCATTGGCCGACGTCAAGAAAAGGTTGGTACAGAAATTACAGGCTATCACTTTGTTATTAACATTGAGAAATCTCGCCATGTAAAAGAGAAATCTAAAATTCCAATCTCAGTATCTTGGGAAGGTGGCATCGTCAAGTGGTCTGGTTTAATGGAAGTTGCCGAAGCCGGTGGCTATCTAAACAAACCAAAAGTTGGTTGGTACGAAGCTCTCAATCCTGAGACAGGTGAAGTACTATCCGAAAAACTAATGCGAGCAAAAGAAATCGTTGATAACTCTGAATTCTGGCTTAACTTAATGGAGAAAACAAACTTCTCTACATTCATTAAGGAGATGTTTACAATTGGTGCATCCGGTAGCATTATGCGTGAAGATGATGAAGTCATTGACGACGAAGATGAGGCATTAGCTAGTTAAAAGGTTGACATTTTACATTATGTATGTTAATATAATAACAATACTTGAACGTATCGGCAGGTTAATCTCTGCCGGTACTCAACCTAACAACTGGACACCTCAATGATTGAAACAACTGTACTATCAAATTTAATTTTCAATGAAGATTATTTTCGTAAAGTATTTCCCTATGTTAAGAAGGATTACTTCGAAGACAATAATTCAAAGAAAATATTCGAAGCATACTCTGAGTATGTAGAAGAATATCGAGAGCCTCCTTCAGTAGAGGTTCTTAAACTTGTTATGGACAAACGTAAGGATCTAAATGAAGATGCTTATAAGAATGTTATGGCAAGTCTCGACCAATTAAAAACAGACGACAAGACAGATCAAGAATGGCTTGTCAAAGAAACAGAGAAATTCTGTCAAGATCGTGATTTATATAATGCAATTCGTAAAGCTATCCTAGTTGTTGATGGCGCTGAAACTGAGATGGGTAAAGATGCTTTGCCTGCTTTGTTACAAGACTCATTAGCAATTAGCTTTGATACAAGTGTTGGCCACGATTATCTAGAAGATTATGAAAGCCGATATGATTTCTATCATCGTAAAGAAGAACGTATTCCTTTTGATATTGAAATTCTAAACAAGATTACTAAAGGTGGTTTACCTCGTAAATCAATGACTGTATTACTCGCTACCACAGGTGGTGGTAAGTCTCTTGTCAAATGTCACATGGCTGCAAATGCTATGTTGGCTGGTAAGAATGTCCTATATGTTACTATGGAAATGGCAGAAGAACGTATCTCAGAACGTATCGATGCAAACATGCTCGATGTTACTATTGATGAAGTATCAGAAATGCCACGTGATGTTTATGCAAAACGTATGGAAAGAGTTAAAGGTAAATCTACCGGCAAGCTTGTTGTTAAAGAATACCCAACAGGTTCTGCACACGTAGGTCACTTCAGACATCTACTTACCGAGCTTAGAATGAAAAAGAACTTTAAGCCAGATATGATTATGATTGATTATCTAAATATCTGTGCATCTGCTCGAGTAAAAGGTGCAGCAGCAGCCAACTCATATACCTTAGTAAAATCAATTGCAGAAGAAGTACGTGGTCTTGCAATGGAATATAATTGTGCTGTAGTTACTAGTTCTCAGTTTAATCGTGATGGCTATGGTAACTCTGATGTAGATCTTACTAATACTTCTGAGTCTATGGGTATTACTCATACTGCCGATTGTATTCTAGGTTTGATTACTACAGAAGAGCTTGACAATCTAGGTCAACTAATGCTTAAGCAACTTAAAAATCGCTGGGGTGACTTGGGTTACTTCCGACGTTTTGTTGTCGGTATTGATCGATCTAAAATGCAATTATATGAACTTGAAGACAATGCTCAGAATGGTATTGGACAAGGTCAAAGTGCAGCTAACACTGCTCCACGTCCTTCAATATCTCTTGATGATAATGTATTTGATAAAGGTGCGTTTGGTGGCGGTGGTGGTAAGAAGTCATTATTTTCTGCTGGTGGTATCTCTTAATTATAAATATAAGAAAAACCAATGAGTAGTTATAACAATGCTTTCTTTCAAAGGATATATCACAGAAATGGCACAACAAGGTTTTGTCTATGAAGTAAACGCAGCTAAAGCCTTAAAAGCCCATGATATTGTTCCAAAAGGATTTACACCAGCAGGTGCAGGTTCTGATATACCAGACTTAATGATTAAGCTTCCAGGACCAGGCCAAAGGCCAGTTGGTTGTGAACTAAAGATTTCAGCTGCTTCAGCTGGGTCTTTGGTTATGAAGTGGGATGCAAAAACTGGTTGGACTATCGGTGATCCTACATCAACAGACGACGAAAAACTATTCATACAGGACCTTGCTAAAGAGGTTGGTGTGCTTGATCTTATTAAGAATAAGTGGAAAAGTGTTCCATACAAGTACATGGATGCTAAGCAAAAGATGCTACCACAAAATGATATGCAAGGTATGGATAAGCGACAAATATATAAATCTGAGTTAAATCGTTTCCCTGAAATTAAAGGAACGATTGCTGCTGCTAAGATTGAACAGTATTACAATGTTAAGAAAACATATTATGTTAATGTTGGTACAGCTGGTTTCTATCTCTTAGGTAAAAAGAATCCATTAGGATTTGCAGGTCTGCCTTCATTTGGCGATAAAGCAAAAGCTCAATATAGAGCTCGTGTTCAAGCTAAAGGTGCTGGTAATTATCAATTTACTTTTGAGATGGGTTTCTCTATTCCAAGAGGAAACTTCTCTCCTTATAATATTGCTCCAACCGGTGGTAAAGGTGTTACAATTAAAACAGACCTTATGCCTAAAACTTTAAAAGATTTATTCGGGATTGAATCATGATTGGCTTTAAAGACTTTTTAGCAGAAGCTAAGAATACACACAACACACATGGAACATCTAGAAGACAACATTTTAAATAATGGTGTAGATGGTACTCGCGATTCAATTAACTTCCTTAGAGCATTACGAGATATGCTTGCAGGTGGAAGTAAATCTAAAATAAACGTTACAGTTAAATGGGACGGTGCACCAGCAATCTTTGCAGGTACTGATCCAAACGACGGTAAATTCTTTGTTGCTAAAAA